AGTACTTGTTACTAAGTCAGCACTTAAAAATGCGGTAAGTGTTGTAACTACTATTATATCCGCTGATTGTATAATTTCAAACATGAGAGGCGATGCAAGCAGTAAATAACTATATAATAGTACAAAAAATAAAACAAGGGCCAAAGAAAGTTGGTGGGCTTATACTTACAGAAGATATAGATGAAGACAATAGGTATATAAAGGCCAACGTAATATCTGTTGGTAACCTTGTAGAAGGGATAAACGACAAAGATGTTGTTTATTACGACAAACATGCTGGGCATGGTGTTCAGTACAAAGAAACTCTTTATCACGTTATTCGCTCAGGCGATGTGGTATTGATAGATTAGACACAAACCTTAAACTTTAAACCAAAAACCTAAAATCGCAAATTAACCTAATTATTAACAAATAAAAATTACAAAAATGGAAAAATTATTGTATTTTAACACTGGAACAGAAGACAGTTTAGCTGTACCAGCTAGCAACCTTTATTTAATTGACGGAGGTGATGATGTTGTAAATTTATATTTTACTCCAAAAGGAGCTAATGGCTCTTTATTATCTTCTGTTGTACTAACAGTTGCTAATGGAGACTCTGATGCTGTTGTTAAAGCTGTCGCTCAAGCTGCTGCTGGTGGAAGACAAGACGAAGTAGTTGTTATCGCTGATGATGCTGCTGGTGTTTATTGTGATCCAAAAATATCTGCTTGCGCTGCAATAACTGCTGACGTAACAGTTGCGTTCTCATAATAAGTGAGACTAACCGCGCAAGATTTGCGTGAAATGAATATCCTTAAGTATTACAGGCTCACAAGAAAGTGGGCTTGTAAGACTTACGGGATTTTAGACGCAGACTTAGAACTTTTATTTTATTTAGATTGTGAAGGAAGATTCACACGAAAAGATTTCATGGACGGAGTATATACATTTTCTTGGGATAAAGCCAGGTGGGACAGGCTTAGGCAAGATGGTTGGATAGATACTTGGAGACATAGAAATCGTACTACTATAAAGTATAGTGTGTACAAAACATCATATAGATGTAAACAATTAATAAATAGAATATACCGTATACTATTAGGCGAGGAAGACATGCCTACATCTGAGCGTAGCATATTCTATAATAACAAATCATATACAGACAAAGTTTATAATAAAGCTATAGATGATATGATTAAAGACAAAAATAGATAATGCCAGGATCACCAAAACAAAACAATATGTTTGAAAAATCTACAGGATATATTCAAAAGAATAATCCTAACCCTGTAACTAGTTGTGGTAGAAGAAGAAGCCCATTGCAAAAAAGTAATGAGCCTAGAAAAACAACAAAAGGTAAAGGTAGAAACTTTAGAACAACAGAAGAAGGAGCAGGTATGACTGCAAAAGGTGTGGCATCATATAGAGCTAAAAATCCAGGCAGTAAATTAAAAACTGCAGTTACTGGTAAAGTTAAACCTGGTAGTAAAGCTGCTAAGCGTAGAAAGTCATTTTGTGCAAGATCAAAAGGTTGGACTGGAGAACGTGGTAAAGCGGCTAGACGTAGGTGGAAATGTTAATAAATAAATAAATATGGGATATAAAAGTGCAGCACAAAGAAAAGCCGTTCACGCTAGCAAAGCAGACGGAGGAAAAGGTAATCCAAATAAAATGAAAGCATCAGCTTTAAAAATGAAAACTTCACCAGCATTAGCTAAGATTAGCGCTAGTTGCAAAGCAGCTGCTAAAAGAAAGTTTAAGGTTTATCCTTCTGCTTATGCTAATATGTGGGCTTCTAAAACACAAAAAGCAGGTAAGTGTTAAAAGATTTTGATATAAGTTCATTTAAAAAATTAAAGCCACCTAGTGATAGTAGCTTTGATACTGCTCAAGAATTAAAAGAACTTAAAAAAATACCTTTAAATAAGTCTTTTGTAAAGAAGTTTGATAATATAGAGTCTGCATTTGCTAAGACTGCTAAAGATAATAATGTGCAAGATTATGATAAAAAGGTTGCGGCTAAGTTAATAAAAGACTCTGCACCTGTAATCTTAAAACTAAAGAAGCATTTTAACAGGCCTAGACCTAAAGAGTTAGATAAAAAACTACCTAACTATGAAATGTCTTCAATGAAAACTCCTTCATATCCTTCTGGACATTCTGTTCAAGGAACATTAATAGCAAAGGTGCTAGGTGATAAATATCCAAAATCAAAATCTGCATTTGTAAAGACAGGTGAAAATATATCTTATAGTCGTAGAGTTGCCCGCGCTCACTATAAGTCTGATAGTAAGATGGGTGACAAATTAGGTAACTCAATGTACAAACATATAAAAAATAAAATATGAACACACCATTTAAAATGAAATCTTCAATAGCTAAGCTATTGAAAAATTCACCAGCAAAACAAGAAAAATTAACTCGTAAACAACGAATAGCTAGAAACACTGAATTTAACAAAGTTGCTGAGCAAAAAGGTTTAAAACCACCTCGACCTAAAGCTGGTGATTTAAGCCCTAAAGGTAGAGCTGAACTAAAAGCATACGAAAAATTTTACAGCAACAAAGAAAATGTAAAAAAGTTAAATAAGTCTCAAAAAGAATATTTTAAAAATAAAAAATAAAACAAAATGAAAAAAGCTCCTGCAAAAATGAAAAAAAAGTCAATGGCAAAGATGGCTAAAAAATCTCCTGCTAAAAAACCTTTAGTTGGTAAACAAAAAAACTTACCAGAAGAATTAAAGAAAAAGATTTTAGCTTCACCAGCAAAAATGAAAAAAGCTGCTATGAAGATGAAAAAAGAATCTATGGCTATGCTTAAAAAATCAGCTATGATGATGAAGAAAGCTTCAGCTATGAAAATGAAAATGAAGAAAAAGTAAATGTACGACATAACGTCTAAGTTTGCTAAAAATAGTCCACTACCTTGCTGGTCAGGCTACGAGCGTGTGCCTGGCACAGCACAAGGCGCTAAAGGCAGTTGTCGTAAGTCTTCACCTACTAAAGTAAAACAAAAAGGTGGTGGTACTAAAAAAGTATGCTTACCTAAAGCTAAAATAGCTAGTATGAGTAGTTCTGAAAGAGCAAAAGTAGTTAGAGCTAAGAGAGCTGCAGGTAAAGCTGGTAAGTATAGGCGTTCAAGTAAAAGTAATGTATCTGGCACTAGTAGTGGTGGTAGTTTAAAAACTTGGGTTAAACAAGACTGGAGACAGGTTGGTAATCCAAGTAAAAAGTGCGGTGAAAAATAATGGCGTTTAAATTAGGTAGAGCTAGACAGCCAATAGCCAATGGTGGTATTGTGGATAAAAAATTAAGTTTTAGATCGGACGATGCATCTATACCTGGTAATCCTGTTGTAAGAAAAAAACTAGACGAAGGTATACTAGGTGAGGCTAATATGGATGGTAGTATATTTATTAGTGATAAAATACCTCACAACAGCGAAATGGAGCGCCAAGTGTTATTGCACGAAATGAGACATGCTACAGATATGAAGCTAGGTAAACTAACCTATAATGATGACAGTGTATATTATGATGGCGTAACATACCCAAGAGAAACTAGAAATGGTAAAGATATGATTAAGGTAGATGGTCAGTGGAAAGAAGCCGGTGATGATTTTCCTTGGGAAAAAACAGCAAATTATGGAGATATTTAAAGATAACAACGAGTGGAACGAAAAATCTGTTGTAGGTTTTATTGCATTTGCAATAATGTGTGTGATTATGATAGTAGATCTTATAACAGGTTGGTTAGGAAGAGACTTAATGATTAATGAGTTTGTGTATGATTCATTTGTACTTGTAGTGCTTGGTTGCTTTGGCATTAGTGGTATAGAGAAATTTGCTAAAAAGTAAAATGGCTGTAATAGGAAATATTGACGGAATACCATTGTTTACCACAGTGCAAGAAGCTTTAGTTTGGGGTCAAGCAAACGGTTTAAGCGGTTATCACGTTCACACTTTACAGGGAGTTACTGGGTATATGGGTGGAGCAAACCACTCTCAAGCAAGAAACCCAACTTCAATTCCACCACCAACTTTTGCTTCACCTTCTCCAATAGCTATAAATTACAATGCTAGAACCGCTGCAGCAAGCAGTCCTAGTCCTAGTCTTAGCACAGGTAGCAGTAATAGCGGATATTAAAATATAAATATGAAAAAATGTAAAAAATGTGGCAGGTTTAAAAAGAATTGCAAATGTTAGGTAAATTGTTTTCAAGTGGCGCTACAGACCTTATTAAAGGTGTTGGTAGTGTTATAGACAACCTGCATACATCAGGAGAAGAAAAACTTGCTGCGGAAAATAAAATAAAAGAATTAATAGCCAACTATGAAGTTGAGATGGAAAAGAACGTTACATCTCGCTGGAAGGCGGATATGAATAGTGATTCATGGCTAAGCAAAAACGTTCGACCAATGGTATTAATATTTTTAGTAGTATGCACAATGCTAATTATATTTATAGATGCTGGCAAACTTAACTTTAACGTAAAAGACTCATATGTAGATCTTTTACAATTAGTATTAATAACTGTGATCGGTGCTTATTTTGGCGGTAGATCATTTGAAAAAAGAAAAAAATAAATGGCAAATTCAACAGAAGTAAATTATGGCTTTGGCCAAATGGGTAGCATACATGTTGCTGGTACAAACGCTGTAACAATAATAGGTGGTGTGGATGGTAGCACAACTAGAACAGAAAAAGTTTTTGTAGCAATAACATTTTTAGAAGATACAACTTTTAACACAGGAGCATCTGGTTTAATACCTGCAGAGTCTCAAAATTTTCCTAGCTCAGATGGTGCTAGTACAGATATTGACGCTGACGGTGGTGTTGCTGTAGATAGTGAAACTTTTCCAAAAGGTATAACTATATACGGTAGATGGACAGGTTTTCAATTAGCAACTGGTAGAGTAATAGCTTACGTAGGTTACTAATGGGACTTGGTTTAGGACTAGGCGCTTCTACGTCAGGATATACGCCTTTTACACTTACTAGTTCAAGTGGTTTAGCATTATGGTTGCAAAACGGTGTAGGCCTAGAGTCAGATGCCTCTAAATGGGCTGACTCATCTGGTCTTGGTAATGACGCATTACAAAGCGCTGAAATCAATAGAGCTACAGTATCTGGTGGTGGTTTAGATTTTGAAGAAAGTCAAAGTGATCATTATGATTTAACCAGCACAATAACAATAGCTGAAAATGGAGGTTTTTGTGTAGCCTTCGTTGTAGATATGGAATCAGTAAGTAACAATACTTTATTTTCTAAAGGCGGAAATGAACAAATCAAAATAGTAAACGGGACAGAGTTTTTCTTTAAAGCAGATGACGACACAGCAACTTCAACTGTATTTGTTTTTCCAAGTGGAACTTTTGATACTTCAAAGGCTTTGTTTCTTTTAAATAGAAGTGCTGGTGCTAGTAATAGATTTTCTTTTTATAAGAATGGTGCTGCGGTAACCGCAAATACAGATACTTCGTCTAATGAAGCAGCGGGAGAAAACCCATACGGTTTTGATATTGATATATTAGGTTCTTTACAGGGAAGCGGTAGTTTTTTTGACGGTAAAATATTAGAAGTAGCGTTTTGGAATAGAGCGTTAACAGCAACAGAAATAGCTGACGTGAACAGCTACTTACAAAGTATTCACGGATTATAAATTAACTTAAATTAAATAAAATGACAAAAGAAAAAGTCGTGGACTTAAAACCACAAAACATAACTGCAGAAGAACTAGAAGGTTTACAAAACTTAGTTAACTCTATGAATAGAGCTCAAATGGAAATTGGTAGCTTAGAAAGTAGAAAACATGGTTTGTTACACCAAGTAACTGGTTTACAAACTCAAATGCAAACAATGCAAAAGTCTTTTGAAGAGTTGTACGGTAAAGTAGATATTAACATTACAGATGGTGCTATTGCGTACCCTGAAGATGTCGAAGCTAATAAGGAAAATTAGTATCGGTAAAGATTATAAAAATGACGCCATGCACTATGCCGTTGGGCAAGAAGTGTATGGTGGTCATACTATATGTGACATCTTAGAAGAAGAAGATAAGTTTAGCGTGTATATTAAAAAAGGTAAGGATGTTTTACCTTGGAAAGACTTTAATAAAAACATGGCTGTATCTGTAGAATACAACTTACAGTATTAATGAAATCTGTTTACAACTTTGTTGTAACGCCAGTAAAATCAAGATACAACAATACAAAAGATATAGAAGGTAAAGAACTGATAGTTAATACAGAGATATTCAACCACCAGTACGTTAGCAGAGAAGCTATAGTAAAAGCAATACCTACAGTTGGTGATACAGATATAAAAGTTGGTGATAAGGTTGTAGTACACCACAATGTATTTAGAAGATGGCACAACCAGCACGGTGTAGAAAAGAATAGTAGGAGTTATGTTGATGAACAAACATATCTAGTACAACCAGACCAAATATTCTTATACAAAAACACTGAATGGCAAGCGCAAAAAGGGTATTGTTTCGTAGCGCCAGTAAAATCTACAGACAAATACAGTGTAGATAAAGAAAAGCCTTTAGTTGGTATTGTAAAACATACTGACGGTACAGTTAACAAAGGTGATTTAATAGGTTTTAGGCCAAGCTCAGAATACGAGTTTATTATAGACGGCCAGAAACTATATAGACTACTATCAAATTTTATTACAATCAAATATGAATATCAAGGAGACGAAGAAGAATATAATCCAAGCTGGACATAAGGCAGTTGAAGAACTGATTAAAGTTGCTAAAGAAGCTATTGTAGATTCTGACGATGATATATCAGCTGACAGATTAAAAAACGCTGCAGCAACAAAAAAACTAGCTATATTTGATGCGTTTGAAATATTGAATAGAATACAAGAGGAAGAGAACATACTAGAAGGTAAAGAAACTAAAACCGAAGTTAAAGTATTTAAAGGTTTTGCAGAGGGTAGATCTAAGTAATGTACGAGCAAAGTTTACTACAAATAGTAGAGCCTATAAAAAAAACTACTATAAGCAGACTTAACAAGGGTAAAAAGTGGAAGTATGGTTATAACAAAGAACACGATCTTGTGGTTATATCTAAGACTGGTGAGATAGGTGAGATATACGAGATACAAAACTTTCAGATAGCATTACCGAAAGAGCGTAGTGTGTATAGCAACGAAGAAAGAAAGTGGAAACAGTTTGAGTACCCGAAAGAATTAGGTAGGCTTAAAAATATATTTGATTGGCGTAGTTATCCTGAAGAAAAGAAAGCTGACTGGTTTGACTATATAGACGAAGAGTTTAAACGTAGAGATGAAGGTTTTTGGTTTAACAACAACGGTAAAGCAACTTACATAACTGGTACGCATTATATGTACTTGCAGTGGAGTAAAATTGACGTAGGCGCACCAGATTTTAGAGAAGCTAATAGATTATTTTATATATTCTGGGAAGCTTGTAAAGCAGATAAAAGATGTTATGGCATGTGTTACCTTAAAAATAGAAGATCTGGTTTTTCTTTTATGTCATCAGCTGAAACAGTTAACCAAGCTACAATATCAAGCGATGCAAGATTTGGTATATTATCTAAAACAGGGGCTGATGCTAAGAAAATGTTTACTGACAAAGTTGTACCTATATCGATTAATTATCCTTTCTTTTTTAGTCCTATTCAAGACGGTATGGATAGGCCAAAATCCGAACTTGCATATAGAGTTCCAGCTTCTAAGTTCACTAGAAAGAAGATTACAACAAACGAAAAGCTAGAAGATTTAGAAGGATTAGATACAACTATAGACTGGAAAAATACAGGTGATAATAGCTATGACGGTGAAAAATTAAAGCTTTTAGTACACGATGAAAGTGGTAAGTGGGAAAGACCCGATAATATATTAAATAACTGGAGAGTTACAAAAACATGTTTACGATTAGGTAGTAGAATTATAGGTAAATGTATGATGGGCTCAACATCTAACGCGTTAGACAAAGGTGGAGAAAACTTTAAAAAATTATATGGAGCATCAGACGTTACTAAGCGAAACAGAAATGGACAGACAGCGTCTGGCTTATATTCTCTTTTTATCCCAATGGAGTGGAACTACGAAGGATTTATTGATGAGCACGGAAGCCCAGTCTTCAATACTCCGGATCATGAAGTCTTCGATCCACATGGGGAATTAATAGATATAGGTGTTATAGACAGTTGGCAAAACGAAGCTGACGGTTTAAAAAATGATCAAGACGCACTAAACGAATTTTACAGACAGTTTCCAAGAACTACAGAGCACGCGTTTAGAGATGAAACAAAAAACAGTATATTTAACTTAGTTAAAATATATGAGCAAATAGATTACAACGAAGAAATGTCTAGAACACTAGGTATTACTAGAGGTAATTTTCAATGGGTTAATGGTGTAAAAGACTCACAAGTAATATTTTATCCAGACCCAAAAGGTAGGTTTAAAGTAAGTTGGGTACCGCCAACAAACATACAAAATAAAGTTGTAATAAAAAACGGTGTTAAATGGCCTGGCAATGAACATATGGGCGCCTTTGGTTGCGATAGCTACGATATATCAGGTACCGTCGATGGCGTCGGCTCCAAAGGTGCGCTCCATGGATTAACTAAGTTTAGTATGGAAGATGCACCAGCTAACACATTTTTTTTAGAGTATTTAGCTAGACCGCAAACTGCGGAGATATTCTTTGAAGATGTTCTAATGGCGTTAGTATTTTACGGCATGCCTTTACTTGCAGAGAACAACAAACCTCGTCTATTGTATTATTTAAGAAGACGTGGTTACAGAGGGTTTAGTATGAATAGACCTGATAAAATATGGAACAAGTTGTCTACGGCTGAAAAAGAAGTTGGTGGTATACCTAACTCTAGTGAAGATATAAAACAAGCTCATGCAGCTGCGATTGAAATGTATATACAAAGCCATGTAGGCATGGCACAAGATGGTACTTTTGGAAATTGTTATTTTAACGAATTATTAAATGACTGGGCAAAATTTGACATTAACAAAAGAACAAAGCATGATGCATCTATAAGTTCTGGTTTAGCAATTATGGCTAACAATAGACATCTTTATAGACCAAATGCGCCAACACAAAAACCAAAACTAAATATAAATATTGCTAAATATTCAAACAAAGGCAATACATCTAAATTAATTAAAAAATAAATATGGCAGAGTCTGTTATAAATAAATATTTTCCAAGTCAAGCTGTTAGCGATATAGAAAAAATGAGCTATGATTATGGTTTAAAAGTAGCTAAAGCTATTGAAGCAGAGTGGTTTCATAGTGACAAAGGTTCTTATAGATATAATAATCATAGAAATGATTTTCACAAATTAAGGTTGTATGCTAGAGGCGAACAATCAACACAAAAATATAAAGACGAACTATCTATTAATGGTGATTTGTCTTATTTAAATTTAGACTGGAAACCAGTACCTATTATACCTAAGTTTGTTGATATAGTTGTAAATGGTATAGCTGAAAGAACATATGACATAAAAGCTTACTCACAAGATCCTTTTGGTGTTGAAAAACGCACTGAGTATATGGAAACTATACTAGGTGATATGGACACGCAAGAGTTAAACGCTTTTACAGAACAAGCTTTTGGTATATCAATGAAAGAAAGCGATATGGAAGAGCTACCTGGTTCTAAAGAAGAATTAGAACTTCATATGCAGCTTAATTATAAACAAGCTGTAGAAATAGCAGAAGAGCAAGCTTTATCTGTTTTGTTTGAAGGTAGTGATTATGAATTAATAAAGAAAAGATTTTATTACGATTTAACAGTGTTAGGTATAGGAGCTGTTAAAACAAGTTTTAATACATCTGAAGGTGTTGTTATTGATTATGTTGATCCAGCAGATTTAGTTTACTCTTATACAAAGTCACCTTATTTTGATGATTTGTATTACGTTGGTGAAGTTAAAAACATACCTGTTAACGAACTGGCAAAACAATTTCCACATCTAACTGAAGCTGATCTTGAAGA